TAATAAAGAAATAATTAAATGGATTTACAAATCAGCATTTCCTGTTGGATTAGGAGAAATAAATTATTCACATAGAGATTCAGACGAAATAGAGACTAGCTTTGAATTTGCGTTTAGGGAAATACAAACTATTTTATTATCATAATAAAATTTAATACCCATAAACACTAAATATTAACATGGCTAGAAGTATACAATCCCCAGGAGTCGAGATTATCGAAAAAGATCTATCGTTATCTCCCGTTTTACCAGCAGGTACTAATATTTTCGTAACAGGTTTTGCTGCAAAAGGACCAACTGACGAAATTTTGCAAATAACATCAGTGGATGAATTTGAACAAGTTTATGGAACACCAACAAATTCTGCTGAACGATATTTTTACTATGGTGCTAAACAAGTTTTAAATGGATCAAATGGAAATCTTTTTGTTAGCCGTTTACCTTATGGTGATGGTACTGGAGAAGGTTATGGATCTACATACGGAGCTTTAGTTTATCCAATTGTAGCAGTTTGGGAGGATCAAACCAGTATAATAGCAAGAAATACTACAACCTTACCAACAACCGCATTCAATGATACTTTTGGGTTTATCTTAACTGGTTTACAGAGTTCTCCGACATTATCAGCACAACTTCCTTCGTTGACTTCTGTTGGATTACAAACTTACAGAACATTTACAACCGCAGAAAGAAGAGCAATCGTAACCGAATGGGAAAATATTTATAACTTTACATTCGGAACTAGTTTGTGTGCGCTTGGAGAATACTATCATAGTTTAGTTCAATATGTAATATCTAGTTACGAAACCAAGGTAACTACAGATTTAACAAAAGATAATGCTACCTATATAATAGGTGCTCCTAAATTCTTTGATTTAGGATTGCAAGAATATCAAGGAGCTATTGATGGATCTGGTTTTTCTAACTCTAATTATGGTTGGTCTACTACCGCAGCAACAAATGGTGTAAGCTCTATAAACAGTGTTGCTGATTTCGGAAAAGCAGGATTAATAGTTGTTAACAAAATACAATCGACCATCAATAATAGATGGGAAGGTCATTATATAGGTTTAGCAGATAATACAAATTTAGAACCTAACTCAGATTATACATCTATTAGACAAATTTACACTAATGGTACATCTGTTTCATTGCCTGGGATGGCAAAATCACAGATGCAAGCTATTCCTACCACAAAACTTTCATTTCCTCTATCTGCATCCGTAGACGCAGGAAATAATAGAAATTCTTCAAGTCTTTCTGAAGCGTTGGAAAAAGTTTCATACCCATTCCCTGATGTAGCAACATCTATATTTGATGATACTATATCATTTGGATTATTTAAACTCCGCACAAGCCCATATAACCCAGATGCAATTACTTTAGGGTTTTCTTTTGAAGAAAGTAGAATCGGATCATTCGATTACTATCGACAAATAAACAACGTAAATGGCGGGATTCCTAATTCATTCTATATTGAAAATATAATGAATAGATCTAACAGTATTAATACATTTATTAACTCTACAATAAATGGTAAAGCTTATGGATCTTGGTTGGATGTAAACGGAGTTCCAAAAAGAAAAGTTCGTGTTTTATCAAATCATTCTGTAGAAGACATGATTCGCAACAATGAATCAAATTGGAGCAGATACGGTTTTCATTTAAGTAATTTACCTGACATTAGAAATGTTATAGATTTTGCTGATGCATTATTCCCTGTTGGTAGCTATTCTAGCTTTACTGTCACAGGAAAGAATATCGGATCTTTACCATTTAAATTGGATCGTACTCTTCGTAAGATAGAAAATGATGAGTTATTTGATTTAGATTTGGTGTTAGAAAATGGATTAGGAACTATACATGCATCTATGTGTGCAAATGAAACGACATACTTTGATGATGTAGATACTAAAATAGGATTAAAGAGCGGAATTGCTGCTATATGTGAAAATGAAGCTACAGATCCAAATCCAGCAAAACCTAATTGGAATGTGAGAGACAATTATAATACTATCTTTAATATATTTGATACTTTCTGTACTCAATTAAGAAAAGATTGTATGTTTATAGCAGATCCATTGCGCGGAATATTTGTAACAGGAGCAAACAATCTAACGCTAGCCGATCCTACCAAAGCATTTTCAAAGTTTATATACAACCCATTAAAGAACTTGTATGCAAATTCAAATACTAGCTATGGAACTGCATATGCAAATTGGTGTAAGATAAATGACGTATATTCTGGTATGAATATATGGGTTCCTTTCTCTCCATTTGCTGCTGCGGATATTGCAAATGTTGATAGAAACTTCGAACCTTGGTATGCACCTGCTGGATTCACCAGAGGTAAAATAACCAATGCATTACAGTTGGCAATAGCACCTAAACAAAAAGAACGTGACATGCTTTATAAGATTTCTATGAATCCTGTTGCATTCTTCCCAAATGATGGGATGAATATCTTCGGTCAAAAAACTTTGTTAAGACAACCCAGTGCATTTGATAGAATTAATGTTCGTAGATTGTTCTTGTACTTAGAAAAAGCAACAAAACGTACTGTGAAATACTTCGTTTTCGAGCCAAATACATTATACACAAGAAATAGAGTGCTTGCAGTTTTAAATCCTATCTTTGATAGAGCTAGAAACTCGCAAGGTCTGTACGAGTATCAATTAGTTTGCGATAAGAGAAATAACACTCCAGATGTAATTGATAGAAATGAATTAGTGATAGACATATATCTAAAACCAGTTCGCTCTGCGGAATTTATCTTGGTTAATTTCTATGCAACCTCAACAGGAACTAACTTTAGCGAAATAATTGGAGTCTAACATTAAATAATTACATATATGGATGCACAAAATTTATTAATTCATGATTTCTTCGATAAAGCAGTAGTAAATGATTTCGCAAGAGATTATTTGTTCCGTGTGACTGCTTTAAAATTTGATGGACTAAACGGAGCGGATTTAGCATTAAACGAATTGTTATATGCTAAAACTGCAAAACTACCAGCAAGACAAATAGTAAATCATCCAGTAAAGTATTCTGGTCAGACATTCAATGTCCCTGGATCTGTTGAATATCCTGGTAGTGAATCCTATCAGTTAGAATTTTATTGTCCAGAATATTCTACAGTCAGAGAAAAACTAATGAATGAAAGCGTTAGAACTTTCAGTAGTTATGATGGCGTTGCTGGTAGTGGTCAAGCAGGCGGTTCTATAGCTAATAGAAATTCTTATATTGAGTTGATTACATTTAATAAAAATTATGATGAAATTTACAAATATAGATTGCTAGGATGCTCTATCAGAGAAGTAGGTGAAGTAGCTTATAATATTGCAGACGGAAACGGCGCAGTCATGTCTTTCACTGCAACTATAGCATATCACTTATTTACTAGAGATGTGAATCAAAGCATAGTAACACCTAGAGGTGCTCCTACCGTAGTATATCCAAACGATACTAATACTTATTAATAGGTATAAATAATGGCATATGCCATCAACAGTTACTATACCTAGTCACATATCTAATTTTTTAGATTTAATATCATTCTGGGACTATGACATACCATTATCCACACAGTGGACGGTAGGCATAGTCCCAGAAGCGTCTAGTGGTGGAAATGATGCTAGTCGATTATTCAATATAATTAAAGACTATACACAAATAGATATAAACAATTTTTATATATCTACTTCTATACAACAAAAATTATTAGGACAAAAAACACAACCTAATGTAGATGGAATTGGATTGTATTATGCAATGGCTGCAAAATTACCAAGAGAGTCGTTTACTCCTAGCTATGTAGGAGTAGATGGAATGGCTGGGTATCTAAAAGGATCAGTGGGTGGAGATCGTTTAGATATAGGAGGAAGGCATCTCTCTATAGACTTTTTAGAAACTAATACAGATTTTACAGATGGTTTGATTAGACCTTGGATTATTGCTGCTGCATACAAAGGATTGATAAATACGGGTCCAAACAATTCTATAAAAACAACAATAATGTTGAGAGAATATGCAAGAAGCAGCACTTCAGAAAAAAAGCCAATAAGAAGAACTCATGTTTTCTCTGGCTGTGTTCCTATAGATATATCAGAAAAAACATTGAATTATAGTGGAGAAGATGTAACTACTAGAACTGTAAATTGGATTTATCAAGCATATGCATTTTCTGTAGGAAGTACACAAACTAACTTTGATGCAAATGCATTAGGGTTTTAAAAATGAAATTCACAAATAAGACATATCTGCCAATTCTTAAAAAAGATGTTAGATATACTTGTATAAATAATGAAAATTATTTTCAAATTATAAAATTCATATTAAACAACGATGATGAAGGTTTAAATGAATATTTTGAATGGATACTAAATGAAATAATAGTACAAAAAGACATAATAAAACATATGTCAAATATAGAAAAATTTCTAATATTATTAGATAATAGATCTATGACTATAGGAAATATTCTAAGCATTAAGAGCGAAAAAAATGCTAAAGTTGATATGCATATATCATCTATAAAGAATAAAATTATCAATAATATTTCTAATATAGAATTAACAAAAGTTTGCAGTTTTGATAATTCTAGAATTTATTTGTCGCTTCCAAAGACAATGATAATTGATAATATTGATACTATATATAACGAAGTTATTAATAAAATAGAAGTAGAAAATGATGTAATTGAGTTTTATTCCTTGACAGAAGAAGAAAAGCTCAGTATCATTAGTAATATACCTGCGGTTTTATCAAATGACATCTTATCTTTTGTTCAAAATTCTCAAGAAAATTTAACAAAAATAAGTTTAATTAATAAAAATGCCCATATAGGAATAGAAGAAATAAATATTAATTGCTATGATAGCACTCTGTTTCTATTTTTAAAATCTATATTTAAAGATGATTTGATGAACTTTTATGAATTGCAGTTCAATATGATGACCAAAATGAATGTTTCTAATGATCATTTTATGTCATTAACTCCGAATGAGTGTAAGCTCTTCGTTAAATTCTATAACGAAGAAAAGAAAAAAGAAGAAGAAGCACAATCTAAACAGCAATCTTCGATGCCTTCTTTGCCATCAGTACCAAATTTCCGATAAATTATTGCAATTTTTGATACTGTAGGTAAATCTATATATGAGTGTTGTTAATATTTTAAGCAAATTAAAGGAAATCAATAATGCAAATTTGGTTTCTGTGTATGTGCCTTCAGCAAAAAAACAACTATCATTTAGACCTCTGTCTGTAAAGCAACAGAAAGATCTAATCAAGAGCGGTTTAGACGGAGTTATATCTGGAATTACCATTAGTAATGTAATCAATGAGATTATTTTAGAAAATTCTGTAGATAAACATGATTTTGTTATAACAGACAAATTTCCTGTTATCTTAAGTTTGAGAAAACAGTCTTTTGGAAATATTTTTGTGATTAAAGAAGAAGATAAAGAGACGGTTTTTGATTTAGATGAAGTTTTAAAGAAAAAGCTAAAATTTACCTATGATGATAAGGTGATAATTAAGATGGAAGGAACCGATATAATGGCTTATCTTGATTTGGTTTCTTTATCTGACGATACAAAAATAAATATAGCTCAAATAGAGAAATTTAAAAAGACTAAAGACGAACAACTTTCTGAAACTGTTGGATCTTTGTTCATATACGAAATCGTTAAATTTGTTACAAAAATCCAAATCAAAGAAGAAGAATTAGATTTAACTACTTTGCCTATCAAAGATAGAATAAATGTTATAGAAAGTATTCCTGCTACTTTAAATAATAAGATTTTGGAATATATTCAGAAGTTTAGAACAGAAGAAACTGATTATGTAACAACTAGTTCTGGTGTGTTGCCTATTGATTCTAGATTATTCACTAAGGAATAGATTTAGCCACTAAATAATTTAGTGGATGATATAAATAAAAATCTAACAAAAGTAACAGAAGAACTAAAGAGAATAGCTTCTATTATGGGCGTTTCTGTTGGGATAAATCCTAACAGCAAATCAGCAAAAGTTAGATCTACTCTAACCAAAGAAGAACTATCAAAAGTAAGACAAACAGCAGAAGAAACTGCTAAGACTTATAAGACGGTATTAGGGTTAGGTTATAATCAAAAGGATGTTGATAAAACCGCTGATCGTTTTCGTATAAAACTAGGTATACTTCCCTTTTTTACTACGATGAAGGGATCTTTTGATTCGTTTAAAACTTTATTACAAAGTTCTTTGGGAAACTCCACCAGAAGTAATTTAGTTCAACAAGAAATGTTGAATGATTTACGAGATTATTTTAATAATAAACAACAATTTTCTAGTTCTTTGATGGATGAAGTATCTAATTTAAATAATACGGCATTTCATATTTACGATAAAATAAATAGCGACAAAACAAACGCTGATTTAATAACAGAATTACAATCTTTAGGAGTTTCTATACAACCTAATCCTAGCAAAGATTATGAGCCTATTTTAACATCTATACAAGCTACTATGAATAGTGTATTAACAGCAGTTAATACTA